AGTCTCAGTCTCCCCATCCCTAAAATGGGTTCAATTAACAGTGGTCCTTTACTGGTGATGTCTGGCCCTAGTATAGAGCCCGACCCATAGAGCATCCATGGTAACTGTGGTGGTTCTGGGGCTCGGGAGAGGTCCCTGAGGCTCTTTCTGGCCCCTCCCGACCTCTCCCCACATCCCTCAGGCCACCTAGGGGCCCTGCAGTGCACCCGCTGCCTCATCACCTTCGCTGATTCCAAGTTCCAGGAGCGTCACATGAAGCGGGAGCACCCGGCGGACTTCGTGGCCAAGAAGCTGCAGGGCGCCCTCTTCATTTGCTTCACCTGCGCTCGTTCCTTCCCTTCCTCCAAGGCTCTGATCACCCACCAGCGCAGCCACAGTCCAGCCACCAGGGCCTCCCTGCCTGTTGCACCCACCCCCGTGCAGCCCACCTTCCCTTGTCCTGACTGTGGCAAGACCTTCGGGCAGGCTGCTTCTCTAAGGCGACACCGCCAGGTACACAAGGCCCAAGCCCCTCCTGGCCCCTTTGCCTGCACGGAGTGCGGTCAGGACTTTGCCCAGGAGGCAGGGCTGCACCAACACTACATCCGGCATGCTCGAGGGGAGCTCTGAGTGCAGCCCGAGCCCTCTCCACCATGACGTGGGCCCTGGGTTTCCTTTCTTCCCTGGGAAGACAAAGGCTCTCAATGAATAAGATCTAGGAGATTCTCAGAGTGTCAGTCTTCGGAGGACACAGGCCTTTAGGGAGATGGTGAGATCACATAATGCCTCAAATGCAGAAGGCCATCGAGATGCTCGGCAGCGTGAAGGATTCCATCATCAACGCTTACGAAATCAAGACTGGTCTGTCACGCGCCAAGCTCAGTCACCTTATGGATGCCGAGACTTGGATGGATGCCACCAAGGCCGTGGAGCTGGGCTTCGCTGATGACATTCTGAAGCGTCCCGGTGAGTCCGAGGATGTGGAAACGCCTGTGGTTTCCATGCTGTACTCCAAGGCAAATGTGGTCAACTCCCTTATGGACAAGATCGCCCGTAAGTGTGCCATCGACCCCAAACCCTCTGAACCTACCGAACCCACCACCCACAAACACAGAGCCGACGACCTTATGGACCGGCTCAATCTGATCAAAAACTGGAGGTAATTTCTATGACTATTACTGAACTGCGTGATAAGCGCAACAAGGCATGGGAGGCCGCAAAGGCCTTCGTTGACACCCGCCGTGATAAGGACGGTCTGCTTTCTGAGGCCGATGCCCAGACCTATGCTCAGATGGAGCAGAAGGTCAAGGACTACAGTGCCGAGATCGACCGCATGGAGCGTCAGGAGGCTATTGACCGCCAGATGAATGCTCCCACCAGCACTCCCATCACCGCAAAGCCCACCACTACTTCCCAGATCGATCACCAAGCCCGGTCGTGCTGCTGACGCATACAAGACTTCCTTCTGGAAGCAGATGCGTAACAAGACCAGCATCGAAGTCCGTAACGCTCTGAGCGTCGGTGTTGACTCCGAAGGCGGCTACCTGGTTCCCGACACCTATGAAAAGAACCTGGTGGAAGCCCTGCATGATGAGATGGTGATCCGCCGTCTGGCCCATGTGTTCACCACCGCATCTGGCAGCCACAAGATCCCCGTGGTCGCTTCCCACGGCACCGCCAACTGGGTCGAGGAAACTGGTGAGATCCCCGAGACCACCGAGACCTTCGGCCAGAAGCATATCGGCGCTCACAAGCTGACCGCCCTCATCAAGGTTTCCGAGGAGCTGCTCAACGACTCCGCCTTCGATCTGGAGGACTATTTCCGTCGTGAGTTCGCCCGCCGCATCTCCAATGCAGAGGAGCTGGCCTTCATCACCGGCGACGGCAACGGCAAGCCCACTGGTCTGTTCAGCGATGACGATGGTGCAGAGCTGGGTCTGACTACCGCTTCCGCTACCGAGATCACCGCTGACGAGGTCATCAACCTCTACTACAGCCTGCGTTCTCCTTACCGCAAGAAGGCCGTCTGGCTGCTGAACGACTCCACCATCAACGCCATCCGTCTGCTGAAGGACAAGAATGGCCAGTATCTGTGGCAGCCCGCTCTGAAGGAAGGCGCTCCTGATACTCTGCTGGGCCGTCCTGTGTACACCTCCGTTGCTGTTCCCAGCATCGGTGCCGGTCAGAAGGTCATGGCCTTCGGTGATCTGAAGTATTACTGGATCGGTGACCGCGAGGGCATCTCCTTCCGTCGCCTGAACGAGCTGTACGCCACCACTGGCCAGATCGGCTTCCTGGCTACCAAGCGTGTGGATGCCAAGCTGATCCTGCCCGAAGCGATCAAGGTCATGCAGATGGCTTCCGCTTCCTGATAACTGGAGGTGGCGGCGATGAGTGAACTTTTGAATAAGGTCAAGCAGAATCTGATCCTGGAGCATTCCAAGGACGATGGCCTGTTGGAGAGCTACATTACCGCCGCCATCTCCTACGCAGAAAGCTACCAGCACATTCCTGCCGGTTTCTACACCAGCAATCCCATGCCCCCAACCACAGAACAAGCCGTCATTATGCTATCGTCCCACTTCTATGAATCCAGGGACGGTAGCACTGGCGGCTTTTTTGCGGACAATGTCCAGGCTGGCCAGCAGGTATGGAATACAGTCAATCTTCTGCTGCGGCTCGACCGGGAATGGAAGGTGTAAGCCATGTCCATTGGAAATATGAATGCTTTTATCGACATCCAGGCCAAGAAAGTGGGCAAAGATGCCGAGGGGTTCCGCACTGAGGAATTCCAGAGCGTTGCGTCCGTCCGCGCTTACCGGGAAGGCCGCCACGGAAGTGAACGATGGGCAAACCGTGCGTCTTTCACCGATGCAACGGATCTGTTCCGCTTCCGGGCCATCCCCGGTGTAACGGTAACCACGGCGATGGTCATCCTCTGCGATGGCCACCGTTTTGAAATTACCAGCATTGAGGATGTGAAAGGGCGCGGAATGTATATCGAGGCACTCGCCCGGGAGGTGAAACCCAGTGGCCAAAGTTGATGTAAAAATGCCCGAAGAGTTTCTTCTGAAACTATCGAAGCTGGGTGCCAATACGGATGCAGTCGCAGAAAAGGTTCTGAAAGCTGGCGGCGAAGTGGTTCTGAAGCGAACCCAGGCCAACCTCTCCGCCGTGATCGGCAGCGGTCTCAAGTACGATGCCCGCTCCACGGGCGAACTGGAGGCCTCCCTTGGCCTTTCTCCCGCCAAAACCGACCGGGATGGCAACCACAACATCAAGCTGGGCTTTTCCGAACCGCGCTCGGACGGCGGCAGTAACGCCATGCTGGCTAACTTGATCGAATACGGCAAGCACGGCCAGCCGCCCAAGCCTTTTCTGAAACCAGCCAAGAGTGCTTCCCGGGCAGAGTGTGTCCGTGTCATGTCTGAAACTCTGGAGGAGGAGATCAAAAAGTTATGAGCTTACTTGCTGATCTGAACGCAATCGCCTCCAAGTTGGGCATTGCCGTGGAAACTGGTGTATTTACCGATACGCCCCCAAACGAGTACCTGGTACTGACTCCGCTTGTAGACACCTTTGATCTCCATGCGGATAACGCACCAGGTAGTGATATACAGGAGGTGCGGCTGTCCCTCTTCACAAAGGGCAGTTACACCAAATGGAAAAATGCCATTGTCCGGGCCTTGCTGGCTGCGGACATCACCATAACAGATCGTCGGTATGTCGGCCATGAGGACGATTCCGGCTATCACAACTATGCCATTGACGTGGCAAATTACTACGAAATGGAGGAATGACCTATGGCTACAATTGGCCTTGATAAGCTGTTTTATGCCAAGATCACCGAGGACAACGACGGCAATGAAACCTATGCCACCCCGGTGCAGCTGGCCAAAGCGATGACCGCAGATCTGTCCGTGGAACTGGCAGAAGCTACGCTGTACGCAGACGATGGTGCTGCGGAAATCGTCAAAGAATTCAAGTCCGGCACTCTGTCCCTGGGTGTGGACGACCTGGGCGGCGCGGTCGCATCCGATCTGACCGGCTCCACCATCGACAACAATGGCGTTGTCATCTCCGCTGCAGAAGACGGCGGCACTCCTGTTGCTGTCGGTTTCCGGGCCAAGAAGTCCAACGGCAAATACCGCTACTTCTGGCTGTACCGCATCAAGTTCGGTATTCCAGCCACTGCGCTGGCCACCAAGGGCGACAGCATCACTTTCAACACCCCCACTATTGAGGGCACCATCATGCGTCGTAACAAGGTGGACGGCAAGGGCAAGCACCCCTGGAAGGCAGAAGTTACCGAAGGCGACAGCGGTGTCACCGCAGCAACCATCACCAACTGGTACAAGGAAGTGTACGAGCCTTCCTATACCGAAACCACTACTACGGAATAAGGAGGACTAACCCATGATTGAAGATCGCGCATCTGTCATTCAGATCGGCGGCGAGGAATACACCCTGCTTCTGACCACTAAGGCCACCAAGGAGGTCGCTGGCCGTTACGGCGGCCTGGAAAACCTGGGCGACCATCTCATGAAGTCTGAGAACTTCGAGATGGCCATCGGTGAAGTGGTCTGGCTGATTACTCTGCTGGCAAAATCAGTCCATCCTCATTCACAACCTCAAGCATAAGGATGCCCCCAGGGATCTGCTCACTGAAGAAATGGTGGAGCTGCTCACGGTTCCTGCAGATCTGGCTACCTACAAAAGTGCCATTATGGATGCTCTGCTGAAGGGCACCAAGCGTAACATCGAAAGCGAGGACCGACTCAAAAAAATCGCGCAGGTCGAGTAAGTNNCGAAGAAGTTATTTACTCGACTTTTATATTACGGCATCAGCCACCTGAACCTTTCCATGGATGAGGTTGGTCTGATGCCGTATGGCTTGCTCCTGGATCTCTGGGAGTGCCACAAGCAGTACCACGGCATCGCCAAACCGAAGCGGGAGATGTTCATTGATGACATTATCCCTGCTGGAATTTAA